GGGGGAACCACCGAACCCTGCCATAGAGGCTAGACCGCCCATGCCGCCTTTACCGCCTCTTGAACCACCATAACTCTGACCAGCTGCTCGGTTTGTACGACTTGCTTCTCGCGCATTCTCAGCTGCGTCAAGACGCCCACGTTCTATACTCTTAATAAACTTATTAAGTGCATCAGTGGTTTTTCTTTGGTCCTGATTACCCTCTTCCAACTTCTTAACTACATCATTAAGTGTTAGAACTGCTCTTGTTCTGGCTGCCATTTAGTTTCCTTATCAGTTTAGCGGTTTCTAGCCGCCTGCTGTTCTTCTTGTAATTTCTTTTCCTTTAAGTGTTCAATTAAGAAAGTCATATAAACTTCTTTCTCCCATGGTATGAGTCCGTCTATCTCAGTCAATGAATAATTATGATGATGTATTAAAGAAAAGTTTGTTTCATAATAATTAGATATATTGTTATGAGATAGACATATTAGAAAAAATTCTGCATACCCTCCAGAGTATGCTCATTCTTATGGCCACAACCGTGACACTCAAACTCTGCTTTATAAGTCATCTTAGGCATCTGTTCAACCCATTCTTGAATCTTCATAAACTGTGTGTTATTCATTGATTCAATAAATGCATTAACAGTTTCTGCCGACTCGTGTTGAAATTCGATCCTTTCTTCATTAGTAATCAAAACTTTCAGAGAACTTCTAATAAGACCGAAAGCCTGTTCAGTAGAACTCTCCTCACCTACATCTTTCATAACCTGCATAACTTTAGTGAATGTAGGATATTCCATTTCAATAGAAATTTCTTCATTCAACTTCACAGTCTTTTCAGCGTTCTCTGTTTTTACATTATCAACCACAATAGTATCAAGAGGTATATTGTATTCAGTTTCATGCTTACAATCATTTGAGTTGCAAGATATTTTTACCTTTGCTGTTTCCCCTACTGACTTTGCTCTCAGTTGAGTAAAGAGATATTCAATATCAAAAGTTGCAAGTGACTGAACATTTAAATCATCTTGAACGCACGCTTCGATAGTATCAATAACAGAGTTAAGAATTAATGCTGGGTCATTAGTTTCAATTGCCAACATCAATACCTTTTCTTCTTTAACTAGGAAAGGCCTAAACTTAATCGCTTTCCCTGTTGATGGTACTGTTAGTTCATATCTTGGTGAGTCATTTAGTTTTGGTAGTGCCATAATTTACTCCACTTAGTATTAAAATAATCTGCTAGCTATTCCACCGATGGCTGCAGACATAAATGTATCTTTAATAGAACTTGACCCATCATTAGGAAAAGAACTTGTCCAGTGATCATAAGAAAACTGTATGTTTAATTGTTGCTGGCCTTCGCCAGTATTACTTAGTTGTATTGGATTCATAGTTGTTGGGAATGCATTATGCAAAGTACATTCATAAACAATTTTATCCTTAGTCATAAAATTTAAATCTAACTCGCCTTGAGCAAAGTCAAATGGTCCAATTCTTGGTAATCTATTCTGTATCTCTGATGGTAATTTAGGCATAGGAAACGCCTTCTTATATACTGGGATGCCTATACCTTTTTTCAGTTGTCTTATCTTTACTTGCTTTGCGTATCCATCGTTTCCATTCTTACCTTTTTTAAACATAACCTCGTGAGTCGTGTCATCTCTCACTGTCGCTCTCATCCAATTTTCAAAGTATTTTTTTATCTGATAGTCATTAAGATTTAAAAATGTAGCTGATACATCTTCTTGCATATAACCATAAGCAATCTTTTTTGTTCTTAAACCTTCTTGTCTAATCTGTGTTGTAATCTGTTGCCCAGGTAATTGTATATCGGTACAAAGCATATCTAATACTCTACCTCTGGCTGATGAGCCAAATCCTTCAGGTAGTGTTACCCAATATAAATTGCTTTGTGCAAGTCCGCCACCTTTTGACACTTGCGCTTTAAAGTCATCTATGCTAAACATTAGATCATGCCTCTTGATTGTTTGTACACGTAACCAGCTTTCTGTTTTTTCCACTGAGCAGTCGGAAGAAATGTAGCAATCTCCCAATCGTTGGCGGGTACTTTAGCAAAGCGTGACTTTACGTGTGGTGTTAAATAATGTTTGAAGCACGGAGCAAATAGTCTAAACTTTGATGAACTCTTGATTAAGTCATAGCTCAATTTTAACCTAGTTGTATCGTTGTACTTATCGTTTGATTTTATTTCCAGAAGTTGATTTAAAAACTGTGCTCTCAGTACTGGTGGTAGGTAATGTAAGTTAAGACCATAGAATCCGCCTTTGGCCTTTTCAACCATAAAGATTAGAGGAAACGCATCATAGTATGGGAGTTTCTCTTTATGCTTTGGATCATAAAAGAACATATACATATGACCGACATAAGATCGGCCCTTTGTCTGTATATTATCCTCTTTCATTAATGCTGCTGGATTGACTCTCGTCAACTTTTGCGCTTGCTTACGAAACCAATCCCTGGACTCTGGTGTCCTAGGATTGATACCTGCTTTAAATGCAGCGGTGTTTATTTTTTTAAATATTTGGCTCATAATTCTATTTATATCACTTGTTAGATTTTTTTCTGGAATAAGGCTTTAAAGGTTTTGTACTTTTAGGTTTTATACCCATATCATGTAATGTATGCTCTGTCCATATCTGAAAGTCCCAGTTTCTATCTTTAGCAAACTTATTAGCTGCTTCCCACTTATTCATATTCTTTACATAAGTAAGGCCTTCTGATATATATTTTTTGGTTCTCTTTGCGCCTGTAGGCGGCCGAGTTTCTTTATCGGGTTTTACTTCAACTAGAATAGTCTTACCATTTGCAAATGTAATCTTTAGATCAATAAAATATCTATGGTATTTTTTATCCACTTCATAGAAGTATGGAACCACTACCTCTTCTGAAGACCATCCCTTTATATCTTTGTTTAGATCACACCACTTGAAGCAATGCCTTTCCCACAATGAGCGATATACAATCTTTGTATAATCACCTCTATATTTATTAACATTTTTAGGTTTAAATTTTCCAGAATAGGCCATGATGTCTCTTATAAATAATATTATAATATATTTAGAGGGACTACACTATGATGAAAACCACCATAACTGAAGGCATAACAGTCTATTCTTTTCCTTCAGACATTGCGCCTATGTGGTTGGAGCCTGGTACTAGAACAGATTATGATGATCCCAGTCAACGTTCGGTAACTGCACAACTTAGAATCCGCCCTATTATCAATAAGTATCTTACTGCGGCAGACTTTGCTTCAGCAGGTGGGGTAATTAAAGGTGATACTGAGGGACGTGAAAATGCTCGCGGTCTTGTGTCCAACGCACTTACTCTCGCAGATCAAAAAGCGGATGGCGGTGGGCAACAACACTCAGCATCCCTTGTCGCTGGGGTAAATACGGATTTACAGACTATTAAAAGATCAAATGATAAAGCAGATGGAAATTGGCAAATAAACTTATATTTGCCTCAAGGTATTCCTTTCAGAGGCGAAGTATCTTATCAAAGTGTTGATCTTGGAGTCCTTGGTGCTGCTGCATCAAATGCTATCTCAGCAGGTTCTAGCATAAAGGATACAGCTACTAGAATAGCTAAAGAAGAAAGCGGCCGAATCATTGATTCCTTATTGGGTAGTCTAACAGGAGAAGCAGCTTCACTAGCAGCTTTAAGATTAGCAAATAAAGCTGGATCTGAAATCGGTGGAATTGTAGCATCAGCTACTGGCGTTCAAACTAATCCAAACTCAAGAACTCTTTTTCAATCTGTTCCAATAAGAGGTTTCACTTTTAACTTTAAAATGATTCCAGAAAGCGAAAGAGAGCATGATATAATTGTAAAAATTATTCAACTACTCAGAGAAGAAATGTATCCAGATGAAATCGGTATCGACGAACTAGCTGTTGGTTATAGATTTCCTAATAGAGTTGAAGTTGAAATGTTACACGTCAACGATTCAAAGAGTCCTGAATTGGATGGACTGCTTGAAGACCCTCATACAATTTATCATAAATTATTACCTTGTTATATCAGAGACTGTAGTGTTGTTTATAATAGTCAAGGAATGGGTTATCACCCAGGAGGCAAATTTACAGATGTGGATATGTCTATAACCTTAATGGAGGAAAGACCTCTTAATAAATCAGATATTAAGGACAATTACTAATGTCATACTTTGCTTCCTTTCCACAAACATTCTATAGATTTGGTACTAATGAGCCTTCTGTTCTTTTTCAAGCTATCAACTCATATGTAGCCATACTTGAAGATGTAGCAGAAGATGTTAATTACTATACAAAACAACAAATATTGCCAGGTGAAAGACCAGATCAACTTTCTTATAGAATATATGGAGACGATCAATTTTACTGGACTTTTTATGTAATGAATAAAAGTGTTAGAGAAAGCGGATGGCCTTTACATCCGCAAACATTATATGATGAATCCTTGAAGCGGTATCCTCATAGAACAGTTGTAACTACAGATAATATCTCTACGTCACATTTTGTTAGAGGCGCAATAGTCACAGGTAGTTCAAGTGGTACAATAGGAAAAATTATTGAAAGAAACTTAGAACTCGGTCAAGTGGTTATTCAGCCTACTGTTAAGGATGCTAAATTCTCAGCAGGTGAAGTTATTACAACTGTAAAAGATGGAGCAGTATTTGAATTTGAAGCAACAGGAGAAAGTGCTCAAATAGATTCAGTACATCACTATGAGAATGCTGCAAAAGACTGGGTCGATATTAATCCTTATAGTCCTTCTGTAAGTGGTCTGACTCCAGTAACAACCTTTAATAGATTTGAATTAAAAAATGATGATCTGTCTTTTATTAAATGTTTGACCCCAAGTAATGTAATTAATATTTCAAATAGATTTAGAAAAGCAATGCGAGAAGAAAGTTAATGTCAGGTCTGGAGTCCCAATTTCAGCTTAACTCTGTTGTTATGTATAAGAATACTGGCAGAGAAACCTTAACTATTACTGCTACAGTATTAGAACTTGAGTTGCATGAATCATTAGATCAACCGTTTCTAACAGGGTTAATTGCTGTATCTGATGCTGAAGGTAAGATTGCTAATTTTGGTTTAAGTGGGACAGAATATTTAGAGTTTACATTGACCAACATTCAGTTTGAAGTTTCTATTACAAAAAGATTTATTATAGCATCTACTGAAACAAAAGTATCCAGTAATGAAATGTCGGAATTTTATGTATTAAATTTAATGGAACAGCATGCGGTAGTTAGTTCACTTTCTAAATTTTCCAAATCATACACCGGTACTCCAGATCAAATTATAAAAAGAATTGTATCAGGAAAATTTAACAAGCAGCTTCTGATAGGAAGACTCAAACCTATTCAAGATCCTATGACTGTAGTCACACCTTATATTACTGCACTAGATGCAATTGCTTGGATTAATAATAGAGCAACTACACTAGATGGTCATCCATATTTTGTTTATAGTACAATAAAAGATGACTTCATTAGAATGAGATGTATAGATGAAATGGTTGCTGATGAATCATTTAATTCACAGCCTTTTACTTATGGTACTGCTGCATCAGTTGCTGGACAATTAGTAGAATCATTACATGCTATTAAAGTGATGGATATTGGTGGCAGTAATGACTTAATGACAAAAGCAGTTAACGGTGGTTTAGCAGTTAAATATGAATCTATGGATCTTGTCACTGGTAACAGAGCAAGAAGAACAAATATAAAACCTACCGATATGGGACCAGAATTAACATCGGCAATATTTAATGATAGACGTGTCTTCGATTCTATGAATCAAATAATCTTTGATTTCCAAAATCCTACTTATGAAACTTCTTCCAGTTATGGCGGAGGCGATATTGATACTTTATCAACTAAAATAAAACGTACTCAGACCGCTGCTAGATATAATGAGAATAAAATAGGATTCACTATGAATGGAGCCGTATGGATGGCTAATGATAAAGCAAGAGTTGGAATGCCTATGGATATTCGTACAGTAGAATTGGATGGTGCTTTACTATTAAAAGAGGATAAACAGAAGAGCGGTAAATTTGTTGTAACATATGTTTGTCATAGATTTAGTAATAATAAACACGAAGTTGATGTAATAGGAATTAGACCATGAGTTTTTACGGTGATTCAATGCGTTGGTGGGTGGGTAGAGTTATATCTGTTAAAGATCCTCTCAAAGTCGGTAGACTGCGTGTTAGAATTTATGGTGTGCACAGTGATGATCTTGCAGAAGTACCTGAACGTGATCTCCCTTGGGCGAGTGTGTTACTACCTTCCACCGAAGCTGGAGTATCTGGCATAGGAAGATCAACTGGTATTAAAGCCGGTGCCCAAGTTATGGGTTTCTTTATGGATGGCGGATTTAGTCAACAGCCCATAGTTTGGGGTTCTATCCCAAGAATGGAAAAAGTTGATACATTTGGACCTCATGCCCCAAGTCATGATGCTGCTAATGTACTAGATGATCCTACTATTCCTAAAAATAAAAGACGATCTGGTGGCAGCACTCCACAAGTCCGTATATCAGGAACATTACCAGATATGAGTGCAGCAGTTGGATCTAATAATACAGAAAAAGCATTTAACTTTTTAGTCGGAAATGGTTTTACACAAAAACAATCAGCTGCAATATGTGGTAACTTTATTCAGGAGTCGGGAATGGAACCAGACATTGAATCTTCCTTTCCAGGTGAAGAATCATATGGTATAGCACAATGGAATCCTGCGGCAAGGCGACGGCAGCAATTAGAAAGTTATGCAGCGCAAAGACGGTTATCATATAAAAGATTAGAAACACAACTAGAATTTTTCATGTGGGATTTTTCAGAAAATAGTCCTAAGTTTTTTGCATACAATAGATTTAAACAAACAGCAACAATAAATGCAGCAAGTGATCTATTTTGTGATAAGTACGAAAGACCACATAAAGATTATGCTCACAAAGCAGCTAGAAGAAAAAATGCTCGTCAAGTATTTGAAGCATATGGAAGTGACACATGACCACTATTAATACTTTAAAAGCAAAATTTAGTACAGCATTAAAAAATGCTAATCCAGGACAGATATCGGAAAAACTTAAAGCAGCTACATCACAGACCAGCGCAAAGTTTACTAGCGGAATGGTTGATGCTGGAAGTGTTAAGTCTGGCATTAAAACTCTATCACAAGCAACCGATGATATTAATGATATAACAGCCGACGCTGTAGATTCCATTGCTGAAATTACTGGAGACGTTCCCGGACTAGCAGAAGATTTAATACAAAACATTGATGCAAATTCTAGCACATTGGCTGGAGCACTTGGTGCAGGCGAAGAAGTATTAAATGGCAAACTTGATATGATTATCTCATCAGCCTCTCCAGAAGCAATTGCAAGATCACTAAAAGAAGTAACTGGGAAATCAGCTAGTGAAATACAAGGAGCATTAAAAGATATTGCTCCAGCTGGAGCACTTGAGGGTTTAGATAAACTTGATGATGCTATATCTGGCGGTATTGCTGGAGCAAGTAAATTTACAGATGCTTTAAGTGGCTTTAAAAAGAATTTTACAGATCTGATACCTGACTTAACTGGAGGCGTAATAACTGATGTTATTATGAATCTGAATGGTACTATCAACTCAGCAATTAGAAATGTTATTCCAGATTTTTCCAAAGTACCTTTTGCTGAAAAAGAACTATTAGGATTTTTAGCATCAGGCAAGAAAACAGATGCTGCAGATTTAATAAGAGGAAGTTTTTCTGGTACAGAAGCAGAACTAGAAACATTCATAAATGGAATTAAATTATCTCCACCTGATGCAATTGAAGTAGAAAGAAATCCAGCAGTTGGTACAAAAAGCACAAAACCATATATAATTGGTTCTAATAATAAATTATGGAAAGGCTCTGATACAAATCATAAAGAGGATAAAACACAATTTACAACTATTGATTCTTCTGTAGAATTGGAGTTAGAGTTAAGAACAGCTCAAAGAGAAATGACTGAAGTTGTTGTACACTGGTCAGATACTTTTACCAATCAAGATATAGGCGCAGTTGAAATTCATAAATGGCACGAAGATGATGATGGTATTCCTTATCACTTAGTTATTAGGCGTGATGGAACTTTACAAAGAGGTCTTCCTCTGGATAGAGTTGGTTCTCATATAGCAAAAATGCAAAAGCCAAATGCAACTCCAAGTTCTGATAAACAATCTTGGACTGATGCTGAAGCAGAAAACGTTGAATCAACTAGAAAATTTAATGACTCAATCGGCGGTGGTCTTGCTCGTATGAAAACTACTGTTGGTGAAAGAGCATATGCATTATATAAAGGTTATATTAAGCCAGATGATAAAAATGTGGATGCTCAAAAAGCTGCGGGTAGTTTAACAAAAGATTCACCTGAATCAATTAAAAACCAAGTCATATTAGAGACTCATCATAATCACTCAATAGGAATTTGTTTTATTGCAGGATATAATTGTCCAACAGGAACTCAACTATCGCAACTAGCAAGAGGCTCTGATTCTATAACTCAGGCACAAATGAAAAAGTTTAGAACAGTTATGGAAGTATTCTATAATGTTAATGGTGCTGGTCAAGCATTTGGCCACGCTGACTTAGATCACTCTATGATGGATCCTGGGTTTGATGTACAAGAATATGTATTATCAGAATTTGACAAAACTAATATTAATAAAGATGGTACTTCAAAGGCACTATCTTACGAAGAAATAATTAATTACGATGGGTGGTACGAATGAGCAATCAAGATTTATATGAAGAAAGAGTAAAGAAAGAAGGCAAGGGTAATGCCGATACAGTTGGTGTATCAGGTGATTCTTTTGAAGATCCTTCTGGAGAATACCCAAAGGATTCTTATAAAGATCAGTCTAGTGTTAATAAAAATAGAGTAACTGGTAAGCAATTTGGTATTGTAACTGGATCTGGACTAGAGGAAGATAACTCGTCTGGTTCTTCATACGAAGAAGCCGATGTAAAAGAAACTGGTTGCGGCCATGTTCTAGCATTTGATGATACAGGTGGATCTGAAAGAATTACAATTCTACACGGTACTACAAAGTCTGGTTTGGAATTTAGAGCCAACGGCAATATGATTATCTTCACCAAAGAAAATAAAATTGAAGTCGTTAATGGTACATCAGAAATTATTGTTAGAGGCGATGCTAATATTACTTATGAAGGTAATTGTACTCTCAATGTATCAGGTGATTATGAAGTCAATTGTAATAACTATATTGTAAATGCTAAAGGCGATAAAAGAGAAACAATTGACGGTTCTTCAAGAAGTAAAGTTTTTGGGAATGTCGGTTATACAGTTTCTGGTAGTTTCTCTCAGACTGTAGGCGGAAGTAGTGTATTTACAAATCTGGGTAACGTGACTACCGCTACTAAAGGCGATGTTAATAGCACTACTGAAGGCGATGTGCAAATAACATCATCTGGAAAATTAACTCAGTCAGCTCAGGTTGAGATGAATCTTACTTCTCCGAAAATGCATCAAGCAGCTGATAAAATATTTATTGCAGGTGGTTTGGGAAGTACAATTGGTGGTGAGAACGTCATGATGTACACCAAAAATATTTACGGCACTTCTGGTAATTTCTCAGACGGATTTACAGCGCCAACTTTCCATGGCGATCTAAAAGGTACAGCTGTTACTTCAACAGTAACACAATCTCAAGGCTATAGTGAGGCTGCCCAAGGATCTGCAGGATCTATTACTGACACTGCAAACAATACAGATGCTACAGTTGAAATGCCTTCAGCACTTGTTACTGATTGGTTGAAATCGGATAGAGGCGTTAGAAAACCTAAGATTGATGTTGATAACTTCTTACAGGAGACTATGAGAAAAAGAAAATACACAGTCAAAGATGTTAGATCAAAGATGCGTGATAAGGTAAATTCAGACAATCCTGAATGGACTACCGAGCAAGCAGGTAAGGGTGTTCTATCAGAGACTCATAGTGAAAAAACTCCACCAGCTGGAACAGCAAGAGTTAGGGATGCTGGACCAACTAATATTTCTGTTGAGTCATTTGAAGGTACAAAAAACAACGCAAGAAATAAAACTATCAAGGTTGAAAAAATACAAACTGCGATTCAGTTATTACCGAGTAAAGAAATTATCATCGGACTTAAAAAACCTATTACATCCAAGACACTTGTAACAAATAAAATACCGTTAGCAAGATTCCTATATGCTAATGATTCAGGTAGATTTGATTCTCTTCCAGAAAAGACCAAGCAGCAATTGGCCAGAAACTATATTGCTCATGGGCAATTATATAAACAAATACTTTCGGTAGAAGGCAAGTGGGCTAAACATAGACTTGAAGTTGTAGAAGGTTTTCATGGTGTTGAGAAGTATGGACAAACAGGTGATGGAACAGCAGAGACTTTAACAGTTGGTAGTATTTTAGAAAAGAGAACTAAAGGTCAAGCAGTTGTATATGAATTAATTGGGCCAAATGGTAAAATAGACAGAGATGGATCTTTTGAATTAGTAGATCATTGGAAGCAATTTGGTATGTTTGATAAAATTACTTTAGACTATGATACTTATGATAAAGATGATGAACTTAATGTTCAAATTGTAGTTGAAGTACCAGATATACCAGAATCATTTAAAGTAACATACAAAGGCGAAATAGGAACCAACTTTAACAACTCTGTACAATCAACGGGTTCTATAGTTGAGATATTATCTCCAGAAGATGAACCAGAAGCAATTGAACTCAAAGATAAAAATGTTCCAACAACTAAAGCACTAGAAGAAAAGTATATACCACCTGCTACAACTGGTAAAACTTTTGATGATGTATCAGCTTTATATCACGCTGCTGGTGCGTATGATTATCCAGTTGGAACAATATTAACTCATTATGATAGTTGGCAACATCAGACAGCTATTGATAATCAGAAAATTGCAGGCTTGAAAGGCTTAATAAACCCAGCAGATTATGTACCAGTTAGACTGGCTGTCTGGGGAGCACAGGGTAAAACTGGAACAAAGAAAGATGGTTCATTTTATGCTCCAGCCTTTGTAGATGATCCTAAAAATAACCCAGCGTTCGGTAGACATGGGTCAGAAGCAAAAAATACTCACAATGCAAATCTAAAAGCAAATGGATTTTCAGTAGATTATAAACACCCATCTGGTTCAAACAAAATATACAGTACCTATCAGTGGATTGAGGATAACTTCTTTTGATAAGTATAAATAAAGATAAATTAGGGTAAGTAAATGGCAAGAATATTATCAACTGAAGATGGCAATACTAACGTAGCAGCTATAACTGTTGCTAGACAAAAGGTGTTTAGTGATATAGACTTGTCCTTTGAAAATAAATCTGCTGGTGATATTTTTAAAAAAACTGATGCTGCATCGGTCAAACAAAGTGTACTAAATATAGTTAGTACAAACAAACTTGAAAAACCTTTTGCATCCGATTATGGTGCTAATTTAAGGGCACTATTATTTGAGGGCGCTCACGGTACTTTAGGTTATGAAATTAAAAAAGAAATTCGCAGTGTAATTTACGTGTATGAACCAAGAGCAGAAATTGTAGATATACAAGTAAGATTAATGGCAGACACAAATTCACTCCACGTGACACTAACATTTCGGGTAGTTAATCAGCCAGAAATACAAACCGTCACCACATATGTTTCGAGGCTCAGATAATGGCAACAACAATATCATCCACCGCACTTGATTTTACAAGTATAAAAAATAATTTAAAAACCTTTCTTGCAGCAAAGAGTGAGTATGCAGATTATAATTTTGAGGGTTCTGGTCTAAGTAATATTCTTGATGTGTTAGCATATAATACACATTATAACGGTCTCGTTACAAACTTTGCTCTAAATGAATCTTATCTCAGTACAGCTCAATTACGTTCCTCAGTTGTATCACTAGCCGAAGGTATTGGTTATGTACCAAGATCCAAACTAGGTTCTATTGCTCAGGTAAATCTTTCTGTCAATACAGGTGATCTTGTCGGAAGACCTGTTCAATTACAAATTTCAAAAGGTACCAAATTTACATCAGATGTTGATGGAATAAGTTATACATTCCAAACTAGAGCAGACGCTACAGCAACTGATAATGGTTTTGGTTTATATTCTTTTAAAGTAAATGAATCTGAAGATATTGTTATACAAGAAGGCGAGAGTCAAACAAAAACTTTTTATATCGGTGCTGATAGTATTGATAATGTTTATATTATCCCAGATTTGGAAATGGATATCGGTTCAGCAGAAGTTAGAGTTTATGACACAGTTTCATCTGAAACATTTACAATTTATACAAACATCAAAGATGCTACAACTTTCAGTGCAGCGTCAACATTATATATTCTTAAAGAAGCGCCTAATGCATTCTTTGAATTAACATTTGGAGATAATGTTACACTTGGTAAATCTCCAGTTGCTGGTAATAAAGTTGAAGTAATATATTTAAGAACTAAAGGTTCTCTTTCAAATGACGCAACTGTTTTTAGTCCATCAAGTCAGGTAACAGTAGGCGTTGATAACTTTCCAATTACAGTAACCACTGTGATAAACTCTTACAACGGTTCTGAAAAAGAATCAACTGAGTCGATTAGAAAAAATGCTCCTTTTCAATACGCAACACAAAATAGAATGGTAACTGCAGATGATTATTCGTCTTTAGTACAAAGGAATTTTGGTTCACTCATTACTGATATTAAAGCCTTTGGTGGTGAAGATGCACTCTTACCTCAATACGGCTGTGTATTCCTATCTATTGTTTTTAATGCTAATGTCACAACTGCTCAAATAGATTCAACAAAGCAGTCTATAGTTGAGCTAGCAGATCAGCTGTCTATAGTAGGTTTCGATTTAAAATTTGAAGATCCTATTCAGACGTTTGTTGAAACACAAGTGTATTTCCAATTTAATCCTAAACTTTCGCCTAAAGCACTTAATACAATTAGTGAAGAAGTGCAAACAGCTGTTACTGGTTACTTCACAGGCTCTGTTGGTAAATTTGGCCAATCATTTAGAAGATCAAATATGTTAGCACTTGTTGACGATGTAGATCCAGCTGTTCTTTCGTCTCGTGCAGATATTTTAGTGCAGCATAGATTTACACCAACTCTAAATAAAGTCCAAGATCATAAACTTAGGTACCCAGTATCCATTGATGCTCCAGATGATAAATTATTTAAAGTTACATCAACAGTATTTAACTATGCAGGTATAACAAGCAGAATTAAAAATAAACTTTCTTCCAATACTTTACAGGTTGTTGCACTTGTAGATGAAACAGTACAAAACGATAACATCGGATCTTATAATGCAGTCACGGGCGTTGTTGATGTTGTTGCACTAAAAGTTGATGGTTTAATATCAGGTGATGACTTTATTAAAATGTCTATTGTTCCAGCTAATCAGTCGGCTATCTCTCCAGTTAGAAATGATATATTGAGCTATGATTTAGCTACGTCATTCTCATCTGGTATCATTGTAACTTCAACATAAGAAACTGAAACATGAGTAAAGATAAAACATTATCGGATAATAACCGCAGAGAAATAAATTTACAGGATTACCATCCAGTAAAAGAAATCTTGCCGAGTTATTTTCAAGATCAATATCCTAAGTTTATTAAATTCCTAGAAAATTACTATGACTTTATGGATAGTGATCAGAGTCCTAGTAAACTTATAGATGATTTATTTTTATCCAGAGATATTACAGCAGTTGATTTACAACTCTTAACCTTTATTGAAGATGAACTTTTACTTGGTACTCAATACTTTGAAGGGTTTAATAATAAAAGAGCAGCAGCAAAATATTCAAATACTCTTTACAGATCAAAGGGTTCTCTTTATAGTATTCAACAATTCTTTAGAACATTCTTTTCAATATCTCCTGATGTTGTATATACAAAGCGGAATATATTTGAAATTGGTGTATCTGAAATTGGACCTGAATCATTAAGATACATTACTGATGATAAACTCTATCAGAAATATGCAATCTTAATTAAAGCTGCTATTCCTATTAATGAATGGCTAGATGCTTATAAACTATTTGTACACCCATCTGGTATGTATATCGGTGGCGAAGTTCAAATCATATCTAATAATACTTCACCTAGTACAAGTATGCCAATTGCAATTGTTGATGCTGCAGCAGGAGGTCTAGTTGTCCAGGGCCAAGCAGGTGTTACTTTTATTACTCTCCCAGAAATTGTAGGTAATAGACTAAATGATTCTGGCAATAATATAGTAACTGATCTAAATCAATCTATTCTACGTTATCAGCACATGACACTACAAGAGTTACATAATAGTTTTGATGATGTTGGATCGCTAGTTAAAGTCAATTCAATGACTATGGATGATAATAGTAAACCTACAATGGATATGGTAGGGGTTGAACCATTTAACTGGAGTACCACCGGCGATAGCGCATATCCTTCACTCATCGGCGACCTCTTATCCCTCGCCGTTAACAATATGGCTCCTAGATTGGTAAGCCTATATAATAGTATCATACCCGGTACTAACCAAAAATACGGTGATATAAACGGGGATAGTGATATTAACTCGGCTGATGCACAAACGCTTGCAAGCTATGCTGCGCAGTATATAAATAATACAATAAGAACACCTACTTATAAACCTACTTTTGTACCAGGTGAATCTTTTTACCATATTGAGAACATATTGCTACCCGCAATTGCTAAAGAAATGGGTATCAATCCAGAAAGAAAACATTTTATTAACTTTGCTGATGATAAATTAGTTTTTAATTCCCCAGATTCAGCATAAAAACTATATAAATATAATTAACTCTAACAACTGGAAACTATACAATGGCTAGACAGAATGTAAATACTGGCACAAGTGCAAACGATGGTACTGGTGATACCCTTCGTAGTGCTGGTAATAAAATAAATTTAAATTTTCAGGAGTTGTATATCGCGCTTGGTGGTGACTCAGCTGAACTTTCAAGTGGTATTACTTTAACTGACGATGCTGTTGTTTTTGAAGGCAGCTCAGTAGATAATCACGAAACATTTTTAAAAGCTGGAAACCCATCTGGCGATGTAAATGTAGTTTTACCAAATACAGCAGACACATTAGTTGGAAAAGCAACTACAGATACTCTTACAAATAAAACTCTTACATCAGCAGTTTTAACTACTCCACAAATTAATGATACAAGTTCAAACCACCAATACATTGTTGCAGTCAGTGAGTTGTCAGCAGATAGAACTATTACACTTCCGCTACTTGTTGGAGATGATCAGGTTACATTTAATGCTCACACACAAACATTAACAAACAAAACTTTAACAACTCCAGTTTTAACTAACCCTCGTGTTACAGGTGGTTTTAATGATGCAAACGGTAATGAATTTGTTAAATTCGTACACAACACTTCAGCGGTAAATGAATTACAGATTACAAATAACTCAACTGGTAATTCGCCAAACCTTGCCGCAACTGGTTCAGATACTAATATATCATTAGAGATATATGCTAAGGGAACAGGTGCTGTTTCCATTGCTAATAAACTCGTACATAAAGCTGAAACTTTATCTTCATCAGGTGCTTGTTCTACAACTTTACCATTAACAATTTTTAACAGTGGTTCAGCTTTATCCATGTCACTTGCAGCCGGTACTATAATCGGTGAAACAAAATATTTTATTAACAGAAACTCAGGTACAGCGACTGTAACAGCAAATATGGCTGGTTCAGTTACAACAGTAGCCTTTACAACAAGCCAAGCTGGATTCATGATATGGTCTGGCGCAGATTGGCACTTGCTCTCCAAGTCAGTCGCAACGTAGGAATTAATTAGATGACAGCTATTATTACAGATTTATTAAGACAACAGATATTGAACTCTGTATTTACCGACATGGATAGTTCGGCAAATAATTATTATATAGGGCTAGGCAAGTCTGAAGTATGGGACTCAGCAGATGCTGCTCCTAGTCCTCAGGCAGCCCTACGTGACGAAAGGCAAGCCAGAAATTCTCTACAATCAGTAAAACTTGTTACGAATAAAAGCCTTGTCATTCCAAGAAATAACTGGTCTATTGGTACAATTTATAATGGCTATAATGATAATATAGCTGGGCATCCAAATCCAGGTTACTTTGTTTATACTGACGCAAATAGTGTTTATCTTTGTCTACAGCAAGGACGCAACGTTGCTGGAGCTGCTGTAACATCTACTGTTAAGCCAACTTCAACTGCAGATCAGGCTTTTAAACAATCTGATGGATATGTATGGAAATATATGTATAATGTCGGTGCTTTATCTTCATCTAAATTCGTTGCTTCAAACTTTATACCTATCACAAAGATTGATTCAGCAGACGCTAATAATAATACAACTTCTGAAGTTGACCAAAAAAGAATTCAAGATGCTGCTAGTCCAGGTGAGATTGTCGGTTATACTATTCTAAAAGGTGGATCAGGATATACAAGTACACCAACAGTTACAGTAACGGGTAACGGAACGGCTGCTAGAGCAACTGCTACTGCTTCAGGTGGGGCTATTTCTAAAATTGAAATGAAAGATTCCGGGGGCACTATGGCTCTTGGTTCTGGTTACACATTCGCAGATATCGCAATTACAGGCGGGGGAGGATCTGGAGCAATAGCAAGACCTATCTTTGGTCCAGCAAAAGGCTTTGGAGCAGATCCAAGAGTTGACTTGAGAGCAAAAGCACTTATGTTTAATATTAAGCCAACTGGAGATGAGAATACAGATTTTATTATCGGAAATGATTTTAGACAAGTTGTAGTAATTAAGAATCCTCAGAAGAACCAAGCAATTGATTCTGACTTTATAGCAGATACAGGAATCGTTCTTAATAGATTAAAATTTGCTTCAGTCGGAGTTGCATTTACTCCAGACAATGTTGTTCTCGGTGCAAGTTCAGGTGCAAAAGCTATTATTGATAAAAAAGATGCCGATGAAATTTGGTATCACCAAAACGAGGATACAGGATTTGGATTATTTACAGAAGGCGAGACTGTTGCTGAAACAGGCGGCGGTAACGGAACAGGTGCACTAGATGCAGCAAATGTTGATGGAGATACTTTAGCATATATCGCAGGTGAAGTTGATCAACATAGCGGTCAAATACTCTATATAGATAATAGAGCTGCAGTAACTAGGTCTGCTGAACAGACGGAAGATATTAAAATTGTTATTCAATTATAAAGACGGTAGGAATCTATGACCACATCATTTACTAAAAATATATTTGCATCTACATATAAAGATGACTGGACTGATAGTGCGAATTATCATAAGATTCTTTTTAATAGTGGTAAAGCACTTCAAGCACGTGAACTTACTCAACTTCAAACTATTACGCAAGCTGAGATTTCACGACTGGGTAGACACATTTTTAAACAAGGGGCTGCAGTTAATCCAGGTGGTGTAACTGTTAATAACTCTTATGAATTTATTAAATTGTCAGGGGCTTTACCTTCTGGAACAGTTGGTATCACATTTACAGCTTCAACTGGAAATATCCAATTTGAAGTATTAGAAGCAGTCGCTGCTACTGATACTGATCCAGCTACAGTATATGTAAAATATGTAAACACTTCGGCTAGTAATCAAGCAAGCACTTCTCCAATTAGAGTAGAAGCTGGCGATACTGCATCAGGTGGAAGTATCTCATTAACTGTTCAAGCTACAAATGATACAGCTAACCCAGCTACAGGTGTTGGTACCAAATGTTATATTCACGCTGGAGACTTCTTCGTAGCTGATAGATTTGTATTTGGTAGAGAACAGTCCGTAATTATATCAAAATACACAAACAATCCAAGTGCTATTATCGGATTCATAATGGCTCAGTCCATTGTTTCAGCTTCTGATGATTCTACTCTATATGATAATCAAGGTGCAGTCCCGAACACATCTTCACCTGGCGCAGACAGATATAAAATTTCTCTTACCATAGCTTCATTTGCAACTTCAGATTTAGCTGTTGCTTCAGAAGATAGTTTTGTATATGTTGCAAAGGTTGTAAACGGTAAGATAGAAACACAAGTAACTGCAATTGATTCTTATGATAAAATTGAAGATAGACTAGCACTTAGAACTAAGGAAGAAAGCGGTAACTATATTACTCGTAGGTTTAGGATCGGTTTTGATACTAATCTCACAGATGCGTCAAAAGTTGATTTAGATATTAGTCCAGGTGTTGCTTATGTAGATGGTTATAGATCAGTTGTAGATGCACCAATTTCTCTTACAGTTGCTAAACCAAGAACTACAATATCAAGAAACAATGATGTTATTGCAGCAGACTATGGAAACTACTTTATTGTTTCTAATGGTAAAGGCGTTCAGCCAACCGCAACAACGTCGGTAAATCTTTATGTCGGTGCTGCGGGAAGCGGTACTGTACTTGGTACTGCCAGAGTGGCACACATCAGACCAGATGGCGTCAACTGGAGACTATATTTATTCGATATTAGAATTGCAGCTGGAAAGAATAAAAGAGATATTCAATCAGTAGGCACAGGCACAGCAGTATATAATCCAGTTGTACGTGAAAACAGTAAAGCTATTCTTAAGGAAGAAAAAAATTCAGCATATCTTTTCCCTTTATCAAACACTAGACCTAAAGCACTAAGCGACATATCTCTTACTGTTCAGAGACGAGGACAAGTTTCTATAAGTAGTGGTACAGGAACATTCAGTTTAACAGCATCTGGAGAAACATTTGCTAATACTGACGAATGGACTTCATCTCTTGCTAATACTGCAATAGATACTTCCGCATCATATGCAGGTGCGGGTACAACAACTGCTCAAATAACCGGTGCTTCAAACGGAACTCAAGACATTGTTTATTATGTCAATATCGGTGCCGGAGCTGTTAGAACAAAAACTTTAACTGAATTTACCGAAGCAGCAGTCGATTCAGACTCACTTGGTAACCTAGTACTTGATAAGCCTGATGTTTATGAAATAGTTGACTTGAAAAACACAAACGCAGCAGGCGCTTCAATTAAGAATGATTTTGAATTTGATGATGGACAAAGAGATTTTGGCTATGTACAAGCAAGAATGGTTAAAAAGCCTGGTGTTACAATTCCATCTACAATTTATGCAAAATACAAATACTTTGCTCACGGAGCAACAGGTAACTTCTTTGCAGCAAACTCTTATATCGGTCAAGTAGATTACGGTAAGGTTCCTAATTATACAACAAGTAATGGTGTTAAGCATAGTCTTAATAATGTGTTAGACTTTAGATCAAGTGTAACAAACGCCGCCCTAGGTGCCGGTTCAGGTGCCCTAGCATCAGCTAATTATAGTATTATTAATGCTTTACCAAAACCTACAGCTTTGGTAACTTCTGATATTGAATACTACCTTGGTAGAAAAATTCGAGTTGTAATTAATAGAAATAATGAAGTAAGTGCTATTGATGGTGATCCCGCTCTTGATCCAACAATGCCTATGGCTCCAAATAATTCTCTTGATCTTTTTCATATCAATCTAAACCCGTTTATGATTAATGACTCTGATGTAGTTTCTAAAACTATCCGATCAAAAGCATATACTATGGCAGATATTGGTAAAATAGAAGAAAGAATTGATAAGTTAGAAGAAACAACTTCACTCTCACTTCTTGAGGTAGCGACAGAAAACTTTGCAGTTCTCGACTCAGCAGGCAATAATAGAACTAAATCTGGTTTCTTTGTTGATAACTTTGCCGATCATACTAGATCATTTACTGCCGGAGCAGATTATAGAGCCGCACTTGATCCAGAACAGAAAATTATAAGACCATGGTTTTATGAAAATAATGTAAGACTTATCTATGATTCAGCTTCATCTACAGGTGTAATTAAAAAGGGCGACACTGTTTATCTTAATCACGCAAGTGTTAACTATATCAAGCAGCCTGAAGCTACGGAAACAATGAATATTAACCCATTTGCGGTTGTTGTCAACGAAGGTTTTGTAGAGTTATCCCCATCATCTGATGAGTGGAGCGAAATTAATCTAATTCCAGATCACGAAGTTAAAGGTCCAACAGTACTTGAAAATAGAGATGCTTTGCTTTGGAATAGATGGCGTTGGAATTGGGTCGGACGAGAAGATGAACTTCAAGTAGGTCAAGTTCTTTCTGATACTGGAATGGTAAATAATGTTCAACAGATTGACAGAGTTGTATCTTCGAGATCAGTTAGAGAATTTACAAATAACAGGTTGTTAGATACTGCATTTATTCCGTTTATGAGATCACGTAAAATTAACTTTAGAGCATTTGGTTTAAAACCTAGCACACAAGTTTATGCATTCTTTAATAATAAACCAATTGCAAACTTTGTTAGATCACAAACATTTAGTAGATTTTCTGATAATGAAGATCATTATGGAAATCAATATAGAGATGTAACGCAACATCCCGACACTAAAAGTACATTAACTACAGATACTGAAGGTTATGTTGCAGGAAACTTCTTTATACCTAATGGTGGCCCTGGAGGAACTAGGTTTAGTACAGGTACAAAAGAATTTAAGTTACTTGATATTTCGGTAGCAGATGAATCAAATGCCACATCGGTTGCTAAAGCGCCATTTACTTCAACAGGTATTTTGGAAACTAGACAAGACACATTTACAACTACACGTATTCTTACTATCGGTGGTACAACTAATCGCCGCCGTGGTCGTGGCTTTGATCCACTAGCACAGACATTTAGAGTTGAAGAAGCTGAAGGTATTTATGTTACAAGAATTGGTGTTAAGTTTGCAACAAAATCTACAGATACTCCTGTAGTTTGTCAAATTAGACCTACAGTAAACGGTGTACCTTCATCTGATGATATTGTGCCAAACGGAATTAAAGTATTATCTCCGGGATCTGTTACTACATCTGCTGACGCAACTGCAATTACATACTTTGAATTTGACGAACCAGTATTACTTAATGGTAATCTTGAGTATTGTTTGGTTCTACTTGCTGACACAATTGATTATACTGTATATGTATCAAAAGCGGGCGACCTAAAGTTTGGCTCAACTGAGAAAAGAGTTATGAAGCAACCTTCACTTGGTTCACTCTTTAAATCTCAGAACTCAACTACTTGGACTGCAGATCAAGATAGAGATTTAACTTTTGTACTTGATAGAGCAAATTTCACTAGCTTGAGCGGGACTGTAGTATTACACGCAGGTGCGCCAACAGTAGAATTGCTAGAAACAGATGCTCTTGGAACAACAAGCGGTTCGGCTACAATGGGTCTATTTTTAGTTGGTCACGGTCTTACTATAAGTGATACTCTTACAATTGCAGGTGCTACTGCTACAAACGGAATTGCAGCTGCTAATATTAACGGAACTAGAACAGTCACAAAAGTAGACGGTTTTGGAATCCAGTTTGTTGCGGGTGCAAGTGATACTGCTTCATCTACTGGATCAGGGGGCGGAAGTGCCGTCACCATTACAAGAAATGCCCAGTTTGATACAGCCATACCTTACTTAGAAACTTTAAGTCCTCCACAAACACTTATTAGTAATAAAGCTAAATTTACAACAGGTAGATCAATTGCTGGAACTGAAACAGCTTATGCTAAGGATACAGCATATTCAACTGTAACAATGAGAGCGAATAATTATTTTAATGCTCCTAGGTTAGTTAGTTCAGTTGAAAATAAATCTAATGTTACACCATCTTTGAGTGGTAATGAAACAGCACTTACACACAAAGTTGAAATATCTACAAATTCAGCTTTAGTTACGCCAGTAGTTGATCTACAGCGTGCTTCATATACTCTTGTTAGTAATCTTATTGACCAACAAGATACAAGTGCCCAACAAAATGCTCTATTGCAATATGCAGCTGAAACTAATTCAATCGGTGGTTCAACACTTGCTAAACATATCACCCAACCAGTTGCCCTTGAAAATGACGCAGTTGGAATTAAAGTTTTAATCGCAGCTAATAGACCATCGGTAACAAACTTTGATGTTTATTATAGAACTAATACATCAGATACAAATGCTGTCGGTAATCTATTGAATACAGCTTGGGTATTAGTTGCTCCAGAATCACCCATGCCAGCTGATGATAATCCTAATATCTTCAGAGATTATAGATACCTTATTGGTGGCGATGGTGGCGATCTACCCGGCTTCAGTCAATTCCAGATTAAAGTTGTCTTCAAGAGTTTAAATTCTACTTATGTACCAGTCCTTAAAGACCTTAGAGTGATTGCGCTAACAACATGACACAGAGATTAAAAGTTGAAGGACACAGCGATTATGTGAGAGACCCTAATAGTCATGCAATCTTGAATATAAATACTTCTGCTATAGAAAAAGCACGTATAGTAAAAGAGCGTCGGCAACAAAGCAAAGATGAGTATCATCTTTTAAAAACTGATGTGTCTGAATTGAAAGATACAATGAAAGATATACAAATGATGCTGAAACAATTAACAAGAGATTCATAAATGGCCAAAACTGTAGTAAACTTAACTGACTCAATACTGTCTTTTAAAGATAAAGTAAACGCTGTATCTGACGATATAGGTAATATTTCTGCCCTCAGCACAACAGGTGCTGATAGTGATATAGTTCAATCTGTAAACACAAATGCAACTAATATTGCAACTAATCTTGCAAGCATTAATGGTAATAATACCGATATCACTGCTATTCAAAATAGAGCAAACGCGGACTCGGCGGCTCTATCAACTCTTGACTCAGATGTGGGTTCAAGAGCATCTTTAACAGCAGCTATCGGTCCAAATTATTCTCTTGTTGGAGCAATCAACTCTTTAAAGTCATCTGTTACAGCTGTTGAAATTATTGCTGCTACTCTTGACTCTGATAAAGCAAGAAGCATCTTTACTGCTGCAAATAGCGGAACGGGTTATGGTACTTTATCATATGATAGTAATCAAGGCGAATTTAGTTTTGCAAAAGTTACCGATGCTAATATTAGAGGTAGAGTAAGTGTAACTGATGCAGGCGGAGACGGAAGTTTAGCATACAACACTGGCACAGGTGTTATTACATACACAGGACCGAGTGCATCTGAAGTACGAGCGCACATTACAGCAGGCGAAGGTATTGATATATCAAGTGGTGCTATTAGTGGCGAAGATGCTACTAAGGATAATAAAGGTATTGCATCTTATGATTCAGATGCTTTTACAATTACAAGCGGAAAAGTCTTTATTAAAGCAGATGCTATTGGAGCATCCCAGATTTCGGCAGGTTCAATTGGAACAACAGAACTAGCAGCTAATGCTGTTAACGGTGATAAGATTGCAGACAACGCAATCAACTCCGAGCATTTTGTAGACGGCGCTATTGATAATGAACACATTGCCGATGATGCTATTAATTCTGAGCACTATGCAGCTGGATCTATTGACACAGATCATATAGCAGCCGCTCAAGTTACAAATGCTAAATTAGCTAATATGGCTGCTAATACAGTAAAGGTTAGAAATGCCAACTCATCAGGTGTTCCCTCAGATATTGCAGTAACTAACACAAAAATTCTAATTGGTAATGGTACTGGTTTCACTGCAGCTTCGCTATCAGGTGATGTTACCATGGCAAATAACGGATCTGTAACAGTTACAGGTGGCGATGTTGATACTGCTGGTACTGCAACTAATGCTAATAACATCAACGTTGATGAGGCAAACGGAAATACAAACTATCAAGTATTGTTTAGTGCTAATAACGGATCAGGATTTCAACGGCCATACATTGATACAGATAATGCTCACTTCATGTATAATCCTGCAACACATACACTTACTGCGGGTACTTTCTCGGGTAATGCCACAACTGCAAACTTTGCTGACCTTGCGGAAAAATACACTACAAGTGAAGTGCATGAAACTGGAACTGTAATGATGGTATCATCAAGTGAAAATGAAGAATGTACACGATGCCTTGGGGATGGGATTCCCATGGGTGTAATTTCTGCTGATCCTGCATATTTAATGAACGCAGATATAGATGGACAAGCACTTGCTCTTAAAGGACGTGTTCCAGTTAGAATAGTCGGCGTTGTTAAAAAAGGCGATGCTGTATATGCTCACCATAATGGTTGCGCAGGTAGACAATTCCCTGGACATGCAATAGTAGGTGTTGCATTAGAATCATCCAATGTAGCAGAAGAAAAATTGATAGAATGTGTACTTAAATTCTAAACCACAGGATATACTATGAATTGGTTGATGTATTTGAAGACGACGGAAACCTGCCAACTAAATTGTAGCCATTGTTTCACTAGTGGCCGCAGTGGCCAGAAAATATATTGGAACACTACTAAAATTGTAGATTGGCTCCAAAGGTTCCGTGAAGAAAAACCAGCAAAAAACGATACAGCTCATATGGAGTTTCATGGCGGCGAACCATTCTTGGTTCCTGTTGGCCAAATGAAAAAGGTTTATGATGCTTGTGATGGACTATGGAATCACATGACTTGGGGAGCAACTACAAACCTTGTTTTCAAATTAAAAGATGAACATAAAGAATTTATTAAAGGTCCGCTTGGTAATAGACTAGGTACATCTTGGGATCGTAAGATAAGATTTGAAAATAAAGCACAATACAATCTTTGGCATAAAAATATTAAAACCCTTCTATCTGAAGGCGTGACAATACGTCTTTTTATTAGTCTCACAAAGGATACTATTCAAAAAGATCCAATTGTACTATTAAGATGGATAAGAAGGCTTGGTGTACAAGAGGTTTCACTAGAAAGACTAACAAATAACGGTTCTGCTCGGGAACAAAGCGCAATTTTCCCATCAAATAAAGAATTAGACGAATATTTCCTTAAAATGCACAGGCAAAGTGAGCAATATGACTGCCGAGACTGGTTTGATAACGACTTTTTAGAGAATATATACGCTAAATTTGAGAAAACCATGACAAATTGCGGTACTTTTTGTAGAGATTGTGAAGAAAAACTATTTACAATCAATGGGAATGGTACTATAGCAGGTTGTCCGAATTCTGCTCCAGAACAAGCATTTGGACACTTAGACGAACCAATAGATGTTATGTTAAAAAGTCCTAAAAGGATTAGAGGTATTCTTGAAGAAAGAATCCGAAATCCTATTTGCTATACGTGTCCTGTTACAAAATGGTGTGGTGGTGATTGCCATCAATTGGGATGGGATGGAGATACCTGCGGTGCACCAAAAAGTCTGATGAAAGAACTCGCTGGATTTGTATAAATAGAGTAAAAGAACAAAGGATTTAACGGAGAACAACATGGTATCACTAACCAATCCAGTAACTGCTCAAAACGTAGTAGATAGATATGCTGATTATGTAGTTGCAACTGCAAACTCAAGCATTGTGTGGGGAACAAACGCAGCTCCATTTCCGGCTTTTGCTACATCTTATTTTGGTGGTGCCACTTCAGGTAAATCAATCGGAATAAATGGTGGTGCTATCGACAACAATGTTAATAAGATAGATGCTTCCGAAATTAATGATGTTTTGGCAACAGAGACAGCAGCTTATAGTAGCATACGTAAACTTAATGCAAAATTAAATTATACTGGAACTGGTGACGGAGCGGGTGGTGCAGGTAACACTGGAACTTGGGCCGGGGCTCCAGGTATTAATTTTAATCAGACTCAAGTTGCTTATATGAACAACCAATATTTACAATCACTAAGTGGTACTACCGCTTTAGTTGCAGGAAATGTAGTTGATGATGCAGTATTAGAATCCAAATTTGACGCATTAAGAACAGTCTATACAAATGCTAGAAATAATATTCAGACAGTTCAAGTTGATGTTTGTCACTCATCTTGTCACAGTAGTTGCCACGGATCAAGAGGACGTAGATAAATTATGAAGAATGTTGTTGAGACTACAGCACCAATTGATATTACTGAATTAAAAAAGTTTTTTGAAAACAAAGACACATTTTATTTGATCAATTATGAGGAATCAGGACTCCAAGGTGTGAATCTATTAACGTATATGAGTAACCTTGATTTGCCAGCTGATATAGGATTTCAAACTCAAAAAGGTTTTGATGATCTTACTACAGCTTACTTACATGAGGAAGTAATATTAACTGTTCCTATTTTGGAAATGAGAGTTATCGAACTTTTACTCCAAATGAAAGGTATAGTAGAGCTGAGAGAAAAAGATTTCATCGATGCTAACGTGGATATTCTAAAACTTTGGGCTAAAAAGTTGGATTCTCTTACACTCTTTAATATGCACTCTATTGGACAAGAAGCCTTTCATGATTATGTCCAATCACATCCAATTGATAAAACTATTTCAAATACAGGTGTAAATTTTGTATCTTTATTGAAGCACGAAAGATTTTATATGTTTTATGCTAATGTATATGAAGAACATAAAATATATTATGAATCGTACTTTAACGATTACATGTTCAAAGGTAATAATCTATTTTACTATTGGGCAAATGAAAATAATCCAATGTTTCTGTTAACGCAAGGTATCGTTTCAGGATCGCTGCAGGAGAATCCGAATGTTCCATCTGTTTAAAAGAGTATATGTTGCTAGTGATGATATAATTGACTTTTCTGTTAATAGAGTTGTTATATCTGATATAAATGGTTTTCACGATGCAGATGCATCAGTTAATCAAATCGCATTTGCAAATGACTGTGAAGATTTAATAGGTAGCGGTAAAGATAAACAGTTTAAAAGCTGGATTGATTTTTTTAGAACTATGTCTGATTTTACAGATACATTTAATAATAATAAAAAAGTGGTTATTTACTGTGATGATGATAATTTTATTAAAGTCATGTGTGCTTGGTATAAAATTATTTTTAAAGATCCTAGTGAAAAAACTTGCTTAGATTTATTAGAATCCAATGTGTTTAGATATAGAGTATTTGGTCAAGGTAGATGGGCTAAATCTTTTGCGGCAGATGCTAATAAATCATTCGATTTAAAGAACTTTAAAACTCATTGGGCAGCTAATAAAAAGCCGACCATTGCATTGAGAAACAAATTTATTGAAGACTTCAAAGGCACTCTTAATGTAGAACTATTGCTAGCAACATATCTTGCCAATGGCGAGATGAAAGTTGAATTGAAAAAAGCAGTAAAAACTATGCTATCTCTTGATTTGGAAAAATACCTATATGAACTAAAAGAATTATTCTTTACACATATTATGACCAAAAAATATCATGCACGTTTACCAAAAGCACTCAAAATGCAATTTGTATATAATTTCGGTAACTATGATACATCGCTTAATGATGACTCACCTATTGCAGAACTATTCTTATCTGAACGTATATGGAATGCCAAGACCATGCGCAAACCGACTGCTGCCAAGAATATAAAATTCAATAATATCACTAGTGCTGATATTAAATTATTTAAACACTTTGATAGCACATTCTTTAATACAGATACAGATAATCCAAAAATGATGAAGTCGGAATCATATAAACTAAACTGGATAGATGCTGTTAATGAAAAAGAATTTTCAGACAAACTTTTAAATAAGATTATTGAAAACGAATCATCATTTAATAATCTTTTAACCCCTGTGTTTTCCATGGAACAATCTACAGTAAATAATTACTTGGTAACAGCTTTATTTGAAGCACATAATGATAATGATAAAGGTTTCCTAAAGAATTTTGCGATCATGTAAATGTCTATATATGATCTATTAGAAAACAAAATAACAACTTATGGTGAGATTGTTTGCTGCTTATTTGAGCACTGCAATCTAAAATGTGTTTTCTGCCCTCAAGATCATAATGATATACAAGGAGCCGACCGTGATGCTATCATGGCTAAAGTGCCACAGATTGTAGATTGGATCAATAATAATAGAAGAACTCAGGCCTATAAACTACATTTAATGGGCGGAGAACTCTTTCAAGATGAATGGATAGAAAAAGGTTTCCTAGAAATATATCAGGACTTTATTGATTCTATTATAGCACAAACAGAAGCTGATGTCTACATAAATTTTATAACTAATTTATGTTTCACTAAGTCAGATGCTGTAATGGAATTTTTAGAAGCAAATGATTTAACTATCTCTGTAAGTTATGATCCAGCTGGTAGATTTACTCCTAAAGCACATGAGATTTTTGTTTCTAATATTGAAACATATAAAGATAAGATTGAAATGATCTCGCTAGTTGCCACAAAACAGAATATAGCAAAAATTCAACGTGGAGATAATTTATTCACATATCTTTACAATACATATCCTTGTGACTTTGACTCATTCTTACCTTCTGTAGATAACTCAAGAAAACTAATGCCTAGTGAAAGAACTCTTTTTGAGTTTAACAAATTGCTTGTATCTAAATATCCAAAATGTTTAAACGTTGATCATTTCGTTAATCAAAAAGCACAGAATAAAATGATTTGTACAAGAGGCAATTCTCTTACTGTAATGCCAGACGGATCTATTCCAACTGGTTGTTCTGGAGCAGTATTCTTAAAAGAAGCATCAACACCTGACCTGGCTGGTCCTGTGATCGTTGAAAAGTTTATGGCTAAATATAATTGCTTTGAGTGTAAATACTTTGCTCGATGCCCATTTAGCTGTTTCATTAAACAAGATTATAAACACATTGAGCAAGATATGGACGAATGTGTATTTAAGGCAACATTCAAATATGCAGATAGCATTCATCAACCCACCGCATGCTGATTGGTCATTAGCAAATAACTTCACATTTCTACTCATGCAAAGTTATTATAATCGCTTTGGTAAATATGCTGGGCAAGTAGAATGGCTTGAATCTCCATATAAATGGAATACCTATGAATCCTATGACGAAGTAGCGGCAGAGGTTATTAGTGCTGATGTAATTATGTTTTCATCTTATACATGGAACTATGTTATCTGTGATGAAATTTCGGCTAAAATTAAAAAAGAATATCCAAACAAAATATTAGTTTTAGGCGGTCCTCATATAGGTACAAATGAACCAGAACTATTAGCATCACGTCCACAGTACGATTTAATTTGTAGACCTACCAAACCAGGTGAGCCTTTTATGGCCGAATTGATTGACCAGTTTATTGAAAAGAGAATGGACCCAACATATATCCCATGGGAGTTAAGATCTGATATAGAAGTCATACACGATATAAGCAAAGAGGATTATTCAGTTTATGAAGATCACTTAGAATATATCACAAAGCTATTAGATTATTCAAGAGAACATAAGATGGAGCCTTTCATTGTTTTAGAGACAACAAGAGGTTGTCCTTACAAGTGTGTATTCTGTGAATGGGGTGGCGGTATCAATACAAAGATTTATAAAAAGTCTGTAGATATTGTAAAGCGTGATATTAATGCTATGATAAAAGCTGGATATAGAGATGCTTATTTAACTGATGCAAATTTCGGAGCATTTCTAAAACGTGACTTTGAAATATTTGAATATGCTTGGAATAACCGTTTTAATTTAACAGATATATCCACTATGAAGTCAAAAGATTTACCAAGAAGAAAAGAGCTGATTGATAAGTGGTTTGAAATAGTAGATAAGCACGTTAAGGCGCCAGGTTCTACCGATGGTGAGGATATGTGGACTGAAACAGCTTTTGTTTCATTAGTCCCAACTGTATCCATTCAAAGTAGTTCTGATACAGCCATGAAGTTAGCCGATCGTGTTGATTTAAATACTTATGATAAATTAAAATTAAGTGAATATATTAATGAAAGATGTAATGAACATGGATATCCAATTCCAGCATTAGAGTTGATTCTTGCTATGCCCGGTTCTACAATAGATGACTTTTATTTTGAAATGGAATATATTTGGAACTTTAAAGCATTCGGTTCTTATCGGCACGACTATATGTTCTTGCCTGACTCAAGACTGAACTCTCCAGAATATAAGAAAAAACATAATATTGAAACAGTAGAAGTATATTCAGATATTGTAGATGAACACGGATCTGATAATTGGAACAGTTTATATAAAGACAAGAAATCATATTTTAGAACTATCCTATCTTGTTTCTCTTTTACCAAAGAGGAGATGTATGAGATGTGGTTTATGAATAATGCGTGCAACTATATTCTACAGAAATTTTATCCACCTTTTGAGAAAAAAATATCACCATCGGTATTTACAAAAGCAGTATATAATATTATAATAGAGTTAGACGAATGGATAGATATATATAATGAGATTAAAGATATTTACGACCCAAATACTACACCTAAAAGTATTAGACAATTAGGTGGAAAATTTAGAACAGATTTTATAAATGATGTTCTGGAAAAAAATAGAATTATTATTATGTCGGAGGTTCATGGGGCATGTCAGGGAAGCAACTCACATTAAAAGAATGTTTAGATCAATTCGGATTTGCACAGCTATCTGAACCTGAAGGTCTTGACGTGATAGATATTAATCAGTTTCAGTTAAGAAATACCGAAGAGCGAGCAAGAGATAATGGGGTTAATGATATACCACCATTTTTACAACTCCGCTTACACACATTCGGACACTTTTTATATGAAAAATATATTTTAAAAGATTGGCCTGATGCAGTTTTTAATAAGTATCTAATTTGGGACGGAGTAGATAAAGATAATCAAGGCTGGCACACTGATATGTTTGAATCATATGACGTGTTTCTTTTATATTACTTAGATGATACATTTCCAGAAACTGGAGGCAGTATAAACTTTAAATGGAAAAATGAAGAAGGTATATCTGAAGAATTGTCTTTTCAACCAACAGCTGGAGACTTGTTTATGATTTCTAATAAAAGAGGTTTCTGGCACAAAGCTGGTCAGTCATCAATACAACGGAGGGTTTGTTCTTTTGACTTTAATACAAACGATAGTTGACGAAAAAAGTATTCTTTGTAAGGAAAGAGATTTGACTGCAGAATTATATAATCTTTGGATTACTAAACTGCATGACTTTGAAGATATTCCAGAAAAATACGAACAGTATATGAAAATGATTGATAATCTTGAACCTTATGCAAATATGCTTAAAGAAGCCATAAGAGAAAAGAATGGTGAAATATGTGATCACTATGGAGTTAATTCTATTTCAGATACACCTCATTCAGTAGAATGTGTAAACAAATATGGTTATGATAGACCTAATGGTGCCATACTGGAAAGAGGATGATTGCTTTTGACACAGACTTGCTTGTAAATGGATATAAAGTTTTTGAGGATAAAAAAATACTCTTTACTTTAGGTAAAATACCTGATATAAAAGAATGGGAAGGAGATCAAGTAAAGTCTCCAAAAGGCTTTGATCTCCGACGAACTCAAAATTATATTAACAATAAATATGTTGCGCCAGTATTTGGTGGAGCAGTATTTGGTTATAAGAATATATGGAGTGGTACAGGAAGCGATAGTAAAAAATGGCACAATGATTTAATTGAAGGTTGTAATCTATTTTTTATGTATTACCTAAATGATATAACAGAAGGCGGAGAGTTATGTTTCAGAGTTAATGGTAAAGAAACTGGTTCAATTCAGCCTAAGAAAGATATGCTGGTAATGGGCAATCAAGAAAGATACGTTGAGCATAAAGTGAATGACTGCAATCAGGAAAGAATAGTGTGTAACTTTGGATACAATATATAAAATAGAAGAATATCTGCCTAAAATAGGTCCCTTTAGCATATACGCTCTATCTCATTTAATAACTCAAAGTGAAAAGTTTAATAATCACTTAGCTATGACTCAGCCAGATAATACGTTTGAGTTAATGTATGCCAACTGGATAGCCACTGGTAATGAAAGTTTCATAGATTATTACAAAGATATAGTTGCTCAAGCGTGCTTTGCTGAATTTCTTGAATGGTATGAGTACATAGCAAAGAACATACTACGAGATGACGTTCAAAGTGAACTTGGTATTAAGTTTGACTATGATGCAATCAACTGGGAAAATGAAGTAAAAAAGTCCGAACTATTTGGATGGGCTTGGAGAACAACAGACTACAAACACTTTATGAATAATTTGGATAAAGTTAGCAAAATCGGTGCTATGATGAATAACTTTTTTAATGAAAGAAAACCGTTAAGCACTTTAGATGCAGATTACTTTGAATCAGATCATGCTCAACTTGTACTCGACTCAATAGATAAAATTTTAATAAATAATGATAGACAAGAAATACTAGATCATTTAAATACAGAGAAAATTCTGTGTATGATAGAAGTGTATGGTTGGGACAATCGGTTTAATAATATCCTATTGAAATGGATTTCAGACAATAGGAATAAAGTAAAACACTGGGCATGATAATATCAATAAACCCAACCTACTTTTGTAACTTTAGATGCGATTTCTGCTATCTATCGCCTAAACAATTGGGTGACCAGAAACAGATTTACCTTGAAAAACTAGATGAATTATTAGCCCAAGTCCCAGATATAGAACACATTGACTTGTACGGCGGCGAAGTCGGCGCAATGAAAAAGTCCTATTTTTATGGCCTTAAAGAAGTCATTAGAAAATATTACTCTGGTACAATTAATATAAACACAAATTATTCTATGATGCATCCAGGCTTCTTTGACCCAGATGTTTATCTTTCTGTATCGTATGATTTTGAAGCAAGAGAAAAGTCTGAACTTGTCTTTAATAATATGATGATGGCTACAGCTCCAATGGCTGTTCTAGTCTTGGCTTCACCAACAGTATTAAAAAAAGATGTATTGGAGATGATAAGTTTACTGAATATGTGTAGTTCAGTTAGGTCTGTTGAAATTAAACCATATTCTACCAATCAAGCAAATGCTCATCCAGTAACACATAAAGATTTTGAAGATCACGTTATTAAATGGTTAGAGTATGAAGATGAAATGAAGTTCCAGTTTGTAAATGCAGATAGAATCATAGACTCCTTAGAAGGCAAGTATAATGCATTCTCTGACGATCATATCTATATTACACCAAATGGAAAATTCGGAGTATTAGAATTTGACAAAGAGGATAAAGAATACTTCCTAGAACTGGACAGTTGGGACGACTATATACTATGGACTCAAAAAGAAAAGACCGAAATGTCTCCTATCTGTACTTCTTGTAAGTATTTTGGTAAGTGTTTAACCGAACATTATAGATATGTGAAAGACCTTACAAATAGCTGTAATGGCTATAAAGGATTACTGGATTGGGCTGATTTAAATTTAAATTAGTGCGGTCTGAAGATTAGAACCATTATAAATAACTAAAACCACTATAACATTGGATTTAGTTGAATGGCACAATTCGAGCAATTAGAAATTGATCAGGGCACAGATGTCGCTGTTGAGATGCACCTGACAGATAAGGACGGTTCGGCAAAGAACCTTACTAATCATACGATAACAGCTAAACTTAAAAAGAATTACAGTTCTGATAGCGCAGATACGACAAACTTTAATTGTATTGTTGTCTCTCCTGCTACACAGGGAATTGCTACAATCTCTTTAACAAACTCACAAACAAATGCGCTTAGATCAGGCAAATACGTGTATGACGTAGAAATGGCCTTTGTAGATAGCGACTCTAATACAATTATTGAAAGAGTGTTAGAAGGACAAGCTATTGTAACTCCGAGTGTGACAAGATGAGTTTTTCAATAAAACTTAGTGGCGGAACAACGCAAGTAAAAAAAGTTGTTGTCGGAACTCCAGTCAGAAGAGTAACATCAGGTTCTTTTTCTGTTAACAATATTGCTGGGATTAATCTGGCAGTTGGAGAGAAAATTGAAGGTTCTCTATTAGTATTTGATTCAGCGAGTGGGAATTTTATTCCTGCACAGACCCTCACAAACACTAATATAACAGGAGAGTCCTACTAATGGCTTCGATAGTACGAATAAAAAGATCAGCAACGGGAGGCGATCCATCCAGTCTTGCTACAGGCGAATTAGCATACTCAAATTTACAGTCAAATGTATCTGGCTCTAATGGTGGTGACAAACTCTATATCGGACACGGTGCCGAAAATTCTGGGAATGCAGCAGTTCATGAAGTCATTGGTGGTAAGTATTTTACCAGTAAGTTAGACCATGCGATTGGTGTTCTTACAGGATCATCTGCTATTCTTGTTGACTCCGATAAGAAAATTGACGTGTTAAATGTTGATAATTTAACCTTAAATCTAAACACTATATCATCAACAAATTCTAATGGTAACATTAATCTTATTCCAAATGGTTCTGGAGAAGTAGTTGCTGCAAATCTTAAAGTTAGTGATCTAACAGATAACCGAATTGTTATATCGGGTGCTGCTGGTAATATTGAAGATGACGGTGCCTTTACTTTTGATGGCCAAACTTTTACAATCGGTTCTACTACTATTGAAAAAGGCGCCACAGGAATTAATACTACGGGTCTTGAAGCTGACTCGGCTACTATAGGCAACTTCACTCTTACATCTGGTACTTTTGGTACCGCTAAAATTAGTGATCTAACAAATAACAGAATTGTTCTTGCTGGTACAGCTGGAGAAATTGAAGATAATGCAAATCTAACATTTGACGGTACTACATTTGCAGTCACTGCTACTACAGTAAATCAAACAGCTTCGGTTAATATTGCTGGAGACTTAGATGTTGATAATCTTAATATCAACGGAAATAAAATTACTTCTACAAACAGTAACGGAAATATTGAACTTGAACCTAACGGTACAGGCGCTATTGAAGTATTTGGTGCAGAAATTAAACAGGTTGGTAATCCTACTGATTCCGCCGATGCAGTTAATCTAAACACTTTAAATCAATTTAATAACGCACAGACATTTAATTTTAGAGATGACGCAAACGATTCTGATGCTCTTATTATTAATAGTGAGATGTTTAATTTTATTGGTGGTACTGGGCTTACAACTTCTAAGGGTAATAATACAATTACCCACACACTTGATAATACTTCAGTCACAGCTGGTTCATATGGTAATGCTACAAACATTCCATCTTTTACTGTTGACGCACAAGGTAGATTAACAGCTGCTTCACAGACTTCAGTTGCTACAACCTTAAATCTTACAGCTGATTCTGCCAGTGCCGGTGCAGTTGCTATTCTTACCCAAGGACTAAAAATTATAGGTGGAGAAGGGCTAGATGTTAATGTAGCCAATCAACAATTTGTAATATCGGGTGAAGATGCAGCTTATGCTAATAAAGGTATTGCATCATTTGATAATACTGACTTTACAGTAACCAATGGTGCGGTTGCAGTAAAAGCTACCACTCTTGGTTCTACAGCAATTAACCCAGGTCAAACAACTACAGCTATTGCGGGAATGACCCAACTAGATGTTGACAATGTAAGATTAAACGGAAATATAATCTCTACAACTGACTCAGCAGCATCTGTCATGTTCCTAGACCCAGGTAATAATAATGCGGTTGCAGGTAAAGTTGTTATCAGAGGTGACTTACAGATTGACGGTGTGACTACAACTGTTAATTCTACAACACTAGCCGTAGCCGATAAGAATATTGTACTAGCATCTGGGGCTGCAGATTCAGCCGCTTCTGATGGGGCAGGACTTACAGTTACAGGTTCGGGCGCTAGCATTATATATAATTCTGGTACTAATGCATGGGATATGAATCGCCATGTAAATATTACATCAGGTCACGATTTCAAGATCGGTGGAGTTGGGTTTGATGAGCGTGTAGATGATCGACTAAATAGTTTACTGTTAGCAGGTGAGGCTATAGACTTGGTATATAATGATGGATCAAACTCTTTAACTGTTTCATCGGAAACGGCGACTGCTTCCAATCTTGGTGTTTCTAAATTCAATACTGCAAACTTTGCAATTGCTTCTGGAGATGTTACAGTGACTGAGATTAATGGCGGAACATACTAAACTAGATTTATTAATCTGGTTAATACTTTTTTAAGGACGAATTATGGCAACTAACATTATCCATAAGAAAAGTTCGGTTGCAGGAAAACAACCGAACGATAGTAGTGACCTAGTTTATGGCGAATTAGCTATTAACTATCAGGATGGTTACTTATACTATAAAGATACCTCTAATGCAATTAGGAAGTTTATGGACTCTGCTAAAACGCAGGCTCTTATTGATAATGAATTAGGTTCATTTGTAACTCCTACAGCCAGAGCGGCTATCTCTGTAGTATCTAATGGAACTGACGGATCCCTAGCTTATAACAATTCTACTGGCGTAATTACTTACACTGGAATTATTGACTCAGATGTTCGTTCAAGATTAAGTGCTACCGGAGATATTGCATACAATCAATCGACTGGTGTTTTCTCGGCCACAACTTATAAAACTGCTAATCATGATTCCGACTTTAATATAAGTCTTGCCACTAAAACAACAGCAAACCTAGCTGAAAATACAAATCTTTACTTTACAAATACAAGAGCGGATGGTAGAGTAAATGCAGTACACCCAAATACTGGTAGTTTATCAGAAGGTTCAAATTTATATTACACAAATGCTAGAGCAGATGCCAGAGTACAAACAAGACTTGGATCAAATCTAAAACTTGGAGACTCAGCTGGAAACTTTAACTATTCTTACCCTCAAACGTTTGAAGGTTTAGCTTGGAATCAGAATGCACAACACGGTGATTCTAATCATACAGTTTATCATTTTGGTGGAGATTCATCTAGGTCTACTATAGTATCCCTTGGTCTAAATGATCAATTTAATCACGCAATCGGTGTTAGTGGAACAGCTGAACGCAATGACTTTATTATTGGCTTTGACGGGCATGCAAGTAATTTTAGAATCAAGAAATCAGTCGGGTCAACATATGATCTATCAGGTGGAACTGATGTTTTCTTAATCGACTCAGAAGGTCGTGCTAAAATTCCATCATCTCAAGCAGCTATTAATAAAACTACAGGTGCGTTAGTTGTTACAGGTGGTCTCGGTGTAAGCGGAGATATTAAAGCATCAGATATTGAAACTTCTGGAAATGTTCAAGCACAAGGTAGTTTTATTGGTAACGTAACCGGCCAAATTTCTACTTTATCAAATCATAATACAGGCGCCTTAGGTGAAGGAACTAATCTTTATTATCTAAAGTCAAGAGCAGACTCAGATATTGATTCCGCTTTTGATAGTAGAAATACTGGAGGTCTATCTGAAGGATCCAATCTTTATTATACAACAGCACGAGCCGACTCAGATGCTAAAAACGCAGTATCTGTAGTAGATGGCGGCGGCGATGGAGCACTAGCTTATAATGCAGCAACTGGGGTTATATCTTACACAGGTCCAACCCCTGCGCAAACTAGAGCACATTTATCTGGTGGAACAGGTGTAGGTCTTGCTAGCAATGGTGCTATTAGTATCGGACAAGCAGTTGGAGTTACTGACTCAGCTACACTAGGTGGTTTAGGTGTGAACGGCGATGTTCAAATCTTTGGCGACTTATTTGTTAGCGGAGACCAAGTTCAAACATCTTCAACCACTTTATCCATTAACAGTTCAATGATTAGACTAGCCGATTCCAATACAGCAGATACTGTTGATATTGGTATTATCGGTAGATATTCGGAAAACAATGGAACAACTATTAAAAGAGCTGGTTTCATTCGTGATGCATCAAACGGTGAATTTTATGTATTTGATGGATTAGTTCAAAACGGTATTGATAGTGGCGAAACGTTTGACCAAACTGTTAATGTTGGCGGTACAGGTTGGAATCTACCGATTTGGAACTTTGGTGGACTTAGAGGTCAATACTTAGGATTTGATTCAGACTTCAGAGTATTCCAATCTGACTATAAAGTAAAAACTGCAAATTATACAGCAGTAGCTGGAGACAGATTAGCAATTAATACAGCAGGGGGAGCATTTACAGTAACTCTTCCAGCAAGCCCTACAACAGGAAACACAGTTCGCTTTATAGATATAGGCAACTGGAATAATACAAATTACTTAGACGTTGCTAGAAATGGTAATACTATTGAAGGAGCGGCAGATAATTTTAGACTTGATATTGGTCAGAATACAGTCGATTTCATCTTTATAAATAGTACATGGAACGTATATGCGGCTATCGGACAAGTTGGACCAACAGGTTCACAAGGTACGGCCGGAATAAACGCAGACAGCGATACACTTAACCAAAATGCAATAGCATATGCAATAGCCTTAGGATAGAAAATGGGAAAAAAACTAATACGTGATTATGTGTACGCACCAGGTAATGCGGGAGCAGGAACTGTTCAGATACCTGGCACTTACAGTATGGACCAGATCCTATTAATCACTAACGTAACTGACAATGTTGTAATTTATAACTTTGCGTCTGCAGAACATGCAGGTACAACTGCTACTATTACAAGTGAAAATACAGCAGCTAACGGCCATTGGTCGACTATTATGTCACTAGCAAACGGTTTCACTACTCTTACTCTTGCTAAAAGTACAGCAGGGCAGTCCGCTACAGATGGTCTTCAAATCTTTGTAGAGGACTCAGAAGGTGATACGACTATCAGACCTTATGCATTTGGTACAGATGCTATTGAACGAATGCGTGTATCTCTTCCAGAGTCAATGATTGACGCAGACTTTGAGTACGGATTGCAGCCTACTAAATGGGCTGGTTATGGTACTATTAAAGGTTACCCTTCTGTTTATTCTACCGAAGGCGTTGATCTTAATACTACAGCAACTACAACTGATTATAATACCGGGTCATCCACAAACTCATTAATCACAGTTACATTTGGAACAGCTCACGGTTTAGCTGTTAATAGTGTTGTTAATGTAAGTGGCTTAAATCCTGGGGTCCCAGGTTTCTCAAGAGCAGATGGTTCATTTCTAGTTGAGACAGTTGTTAGCACTACAGTAATTAAATACTATGCACGTGGTATTGTTGGCAGCAGTAATAATCAATCTATACACACAGAAGAAACTTTAACAAAACTCGGAGGCATTTATGCAGGCGCATCTATCCCAGTTCAAAGTGCAGCTGCAAGCAGTGCTAACCCTAGTGTAATTACATTAACTTTTGCTAATCCACACGGACTTATCCCTGGTACAAATATTCATACAGCAGTTGCATCTGGTACCAACAGAGCACTTGCCTCAGGGCCTTTCTTTATTAAAACAGTTCCAACAGAAACTACACTAACATTTACAGCACGAGCCGGTGCAGTAGTCAGTAGTCCAGCAACTGTTACACTCTTTGCTCTTTCTAATGCTACAATTCTTCACAGACCTGCTGATGGCGGAGTTATTCTACAAACAAAAACACCAACATATGCAGCTTCGGTTGTTCGTGTTAGTAAACGGTATTTCAGGTATCAGTCTGGTAAGGGATTCCTATTCTCAACTGGTACGTTAATGAAACCTAACTATGATATTAGAAGCATTTCAGCTGCTGGTACAGGCGTAGGACAATTAATTACTGTCGGTACAGATGAGATTGATCACGGTCTACAACCTGGTGCTAAAATTAGACTAGAAGGGATTACCACTTCTGGATATGAACAAACTTATACAGTAAATTCAATCGTTGATGACTACACATTCACAGTTGCTGCTATTGCTACATTGGGATCTACAAACCCGGTACTCAAAAGAGTATGTACAATGTATATTACCGAGTGGCGTGGTGCAGCTGTTCGTGCAGGCATGTTTGATGATGTTAACGGAATTTTCTATGAGTTTGACGGAAAACAATTCTATGTTTGTAAAAGAAGTGCAACTCAACAGATTTCTGGTACATTATCAGTTACTGCTAACGGAAGCGCAGTTACAGGAGCCAATACTAGACTTACCGAACAATGTAAAGCTGGAGATAGAATTTCAATTCGTGGTATGATTCACTTCATTACTAAAGTTGCTTCAGATACTTCAATGTTTGTTACACCGGATTATCGTGGTATCACAGCCAGCGGTATTAAGGGAAGTATTGTTATTGACATCAAAGTTCCTCAATCACGCTGGAACATTGATAGAATGGATGGAACAGGTATCCACAATCCATCATTGCACACTCTTGATCTTAATAAAATGCAAATGGTTGGATTCCAATATTCATGGTATGGCGCTGGTTTCATTGACTTTATGATCCGTGGTCACGATGGCAATTGGTGTTACGTTCATAGAATGAAAAATAACAACATTAATAACGAAGCATTTATGCGGTCTGGTAACCTTCCAGTAAGATACTCTATTGAGAATGACTCACCGGTTTCAAGTCTAACTGCTTCGATTAACTCATCAGTCACGACTATTCCAATTGAAGAAATTAACGAGTTTGATGACCAGGGCATTATTATGATTAATAATGAAATTATCTCATACACTGGAAGATCTGCTACAACTGGTCCAGGTAACTTTACAGGTTGTACAAGATCAGCTACTCTGACTCAATATCAACAAGGTAGTACAAATAATCTTACTGCCGGAGCTGCAGCAAGTCACACAAATAAAACAGGTGTTATTGAGATTTCAAACACTTGCTCTCCAACTCTATCTCACTGGGGATCTGCCCTAGTTATTGATGGAGACTTTGACTTTGACCGTGGTTATATCTTTAATTACTCAAACTCACATAATACCAATTCGGATCAGATTGTTACAACTCCAATTACATCGTTTGTAATTAGACTTGCGCCTTCGGTATCTAACTCCTCAGTGGGTAGACTTGGAGCCAAGGACCTTCTCAATAGATCGCAGTTACTTCTCAAGGAATGTGCCGTCGTGTGTGGGCGTGGGTCATCCTCTTCAGGTGAGGTTCATATTCAAGGAATTATTAATCCTAAGAACTTCTCAGATGCTACATGGAAAGGTCTATCGGGATCTGCAGAGGGCGGGCAGCCTAGTTTTGCTGAAGTTGCAAACAAGGCAGATATTACTTGGAGTACTGGGTCGCATGCGCTACCAGGAGAACGTATTTTCTCATTCGTTGCTGGTACAAGTAGACAAGACTCGATTGTGACTGTTTCCGAACTTGACACGCTTAAAGAATTATCAGGTGCTCCTCTGGGAGGCGATTATCAGTTCCCAGATGGTCCAGATGTTTTAGCAATTAATGCATTCTGTTTATCAGGTGATGTTAAAGCATCTATCCAGCTTCGCTGGTCCGAAGCACAAGCATAAGAAAGAAAAGAAATGGTAACTAAACTCAGTACGCATCTAAATACAAGTCTAGGTAATGTTGTAGCAGGTGTCGACTCAGAAGATGTAATTACACTAATCGGCACAACAAAAGTAGCTGTTGACTCAGGTACTATTGGTAACTTTATTGCAACCATTTCACCAACTTCACCAAACCCTGGCATTGTTATTACAGGATCTGGTTCAAACAGTGCAGCGGCTTTTCTAAGGTTAGATTCAGCCGTTGCAGTAACAAAAACTGGTACACAAACATTAACAAATAAAACAGTTAACCTTACTTCCAATACTTTGTCTGGAACTGCAGCTCAATTTAATGCAGCTATGAGTAATGGTTCATTTGCTACTATCGGTGGAACAGAAACTTTAACAGATAAAACTTTAACAAGTCCGACAGTTAACTCTGCAACAATTAATAATGGTACAGCAAATAATCTAACAACACTTAGTTTAAGAGATGCTACAACTAATGCTAAAAAACTTGTAGTAAGATCCAATGCCGCAGACCCAGTTTTATCGGCTGATAGAACACTAACACTTGATGTTAACAATGCAGATAGAACATTATCACTAATGGGTAATGTTACATTAGGCGGAGCATTAACTACAACAGGCGCTCACGCAACAACATTTACTACAGGCGGAACAACTGCACTTACTTTGCCAACAGCTGGTAATGTTGTAGTAAAAGATTCGGCTGGCGGAGCAATTACAGCTAACTATTTTATTGGTAATGGTGCTCAGTTAACAGGAGTTGCTACGGGAGAGATTGTATCAGATACAACTCCACAACTTGGCGGCAACTTAGATACTAATGCTAAAAACATATTATTTGCAGACAACAGCAAAGCTGTATTTGGTGCAGGGACTGATCTACAGATTTATCATAGTGGATCTGACAATATCATTCAAGGTGCTGCGAATGAAACACTTTTTGTTAAACACGATAATTTACTGGTTAGAGATTTGGGTAATAAAGACCAAATTAGAACAGCAAAAGATGGAGCAGTAACACTTTACCATAATAGTGGAGCCAAGATAGCCACAGCATCTGGAGGCATTGATGTAACTGGTAACATAGTTGTATCTGGTACAGTTGATGGTGTAGATGTTCTAGCAATCGGTAATAAAGTAAACGGTGTTGAAACATCGGCTGATGTTACAGATGCTGCTAATGTTGGATCATCTCTTACAGCATTTAGTACATCAACAGATGATGCGCCAGGAGATTTAATTCCAGTCTATGATGTTTCAGCTAGTGCTTGGAAAAAGATGACTATTGCTAATGCGGCTCTTGGTGGAGCGCAAGGTACTAAAGGTCAAAAAGGTGAAGTAGGTGGAGCAGGTACTAAAGGTCAAAAAGGTGAAGTCGGCGGAGCAGGCGGAAATGGTAGTAAAGGCCAAAAAGGCGAAGTAGGCGGAACAGGTGGCACCGGTGGAACAGGTGGAGCGGGTAGTAAAGGTCAAAAAGGTGAAGTAGGAACATTTGGTGGCGGAAACATCACAATAACCAACCAAGCAATTCTATCTAATGCGTCATCTAACTGGACAGGTGATCCAGGCGCCCAAGGTAAAATTCAGTACCACTCAAATAGATGGTATATTGTTTCAGACCAATCTTCAAATAGAATTGTTCAGTTTAGAAGAAATGGATCAGATGTGTCATATGTAGATAACTCAGGTGTGTACCAGGGTACAGCAACGTCAGCAAATTGGTCTGACTTAGCGGAGAAATATAAAGCAGATGCAGTTTATGAAGCAGGTGATTTAGTAGGTATCGGCGGAGATGAAGAGATTACTAAATACACTAAAGATATACCATTTGCTGGAGTTATATCTGAAAAGCCTGGCGTGAGAATGAATTGTAATGAAGAAAATATGGATGATCCACTATGGCCATATGTTTGTTTAAAAGGTCGTGTTCCAGTTAAGATTAATGGAACAGCAGTTAAGGGCGATTATATTATTACAGACGATAATGGAAAAGCAAAGTCTAGCAAAGTTAAGCCAGATGATTTAAGTCTGCTTATCGGCATCGCTCTTGAAGATGGAACAGACGAGGTAGAGGTTAAAATTTAAATGCCCGATTACAACACACTAGATGCTTCACTACAGGCAAAAGCTGGTGGGGCACTGAGAACTTTTGATAAAACTAT